CTGCAGAAGAACTTCTAGATGAATTGAAGTCTGGCATCCAACAACCTGAGAATACCACTCAATCTGTTGGCATAGATCAAGATAAAATTACTGAGTTATTAAATCAAACTCTTGAAAACAGAGAAAAACAAGCAAAAGCGAAAGCTAATGCTGACGCTGTAGCTCGTAAATTTGTAGAAAAATATGGCGATAAAGCTGAAGAAGTCTACAATAGAGTTGCTCAAGAAAGTGGTTTAAACGCTCAACAATTAAATAGCTTGGCAGCTAGTTCTCCAAATATTGTATTAAAGCTTTCAGGATTAGAAGGTTCAGCTACACCCGTAGGTAAACCAACTAGTACAGTAAATACACAGGCTCTTACAGGTAAAGCAGATGCGTCTACTTTATCAGCTAGAGTTAAACCTGGTGCTACTACAAAAGATTTAATTAATGCTTGGAAGATTGCTGGCGAAAAAGTTAAATCTCAACTATAATAAAAAGGAAATATTATGTCACAATTAACAAGCAATACTACTGCCTTTATTGAGGCACAACAGTATTCTCAGTTTATTCTTGACAATTTACATGACTATCTCTTGCCAGAAGGTTTATACAGAGATGTATCAGACTTTGGTTCAGGCACTACTTTGAACATCAAGACTGTTGGTACTGTAACATTACAAGACGCAGCTGAAGATACACCATTAAACTTCAACCCAATCGACACAGGTAACATCACACTTTCTATCACTGACTATGTTGGTGACGCTTGGAAAGTATCTGATGAGCTTCGTGAAGATGGTTCACAAGTTGACGCTTTAATGTCAATGCGTGCTATGGAATCTACTCGTGCTCTTGGTGAAAACCATGAATCACGTTTCTTAAACGTAGCTGGTACAGCTCAAACTAATGCTAACGTAAACTTAGTTAATGGTCGTCCACATCGTTGGGTAGCTGGTGGTGCAGGTGCTTCAACTCGTGTTATGACTTTATCTGACTTTATCGGTATGAAATTAGCATTTGACAAAGCTGGTGTTCCTGCAGCTGGTCGTATCGCTATTGTTGATCCAATCGTTGAAGCAACATTAAACAGCATTTCTAACTTAGTTTCAGTATCTAACAACCCAATGTTCGAAGGTATCGTAACTTCTGGTTTTGCAAAAGACCACAAGTTCGTTAAGAACATCTTTGGTTTCGATATCTGGACTTCTAACTACCTACCAGTGAAGACAGCTACTGAAGCTCTTAATGCTTCTTCATACGGTCTAGCTAACGACACTGCTGAAATTGGTGACGTTGCTAACATTTTCATGTCAGTTGCAGACGATAGCGTTAAACCTATCATGCACGCATGGAGACGTGCTCCTAAAACTGAAGGTTGGAGATCAGAAGAAGAACGTGCTGATAAGTATCAAGTTACTTCAAGATTCGGTTTCGGTGCCCAACGTGTTGACTCACTTGGCGTTATTTTAACAAGTGGTTCTACATACTAAGGAGAAATACTATGACATTCGAAATTGATGCAAAACGTGGCGTTGCAAACCACTACGGTGTAAGAACTACCAATGGTAAGTTCGGAGCTGAGGCTTGTGATGATTTAGTTAAATGGGCAGTGTGGGATTTCAAATACAATGATCTTCCTGCAGCTGGTACAAATAACTTACAATTCTCAATCCCAGCTAACGCAACTATTATCTCTGCTGAGTTAATCGTTGATACAGCTTTCACTTCAACTTCAACAACAACTGATTTAACTATTGGTTTAGCTACATCAGCTGGCGTAGAAATTGATCTTGACGGCTTCATTACAGCAGCTAATGCTACTCAAACAACAATCGCAGTTGCAAACAGTGTTATCACTGGTTCAGGTGCTTTAGTTGGTAAAGGCATTGGTTCTGCTGCTGGTGAACTAGTTGTAACTCCAACTGTAGATGATTTAACAGCAGGTGCAGGTCGAGTTGTTGTGAAATACGTTTACAACAAGTAGTAAATCTTGGATGGGCTCTTACGATGGTAGGAGCCTCTCCATTCTTATAAAGGAATTCTAAATTGACGATACAACATAAACTTATTACTGATCCTGATCTTCATGAACCTAAAGGAGTAGCGGCAGCCGTTACAGGTAAGGTTTATGTTTCTGATGGTGCTGGCTCTGGTGCTTGGGCATATCCTCCAGGTAAAGCTCATGCCGAAATCTATATTGATGCTGGTGCTACAGCTCAAACTCTTTCTGGTTCTTCTGCTTATGCTAAACTTAATCCTACAGGTGAATGGACAGCAGGTGTCTCTAATGTTTTAACCGTAACAGCAGGTTCTGGAACTATTACTCTATCTGAAGCTGGAAATTATATGATTAACTTCTGGTGCCAATTTAGTACTGCATCTCTTGCTTCAGGTACACTTTATAACTTTAAATATAATTTAGATGGTACTTCTAGTGGTAGAACGCTGACTGTTTCTAAAACAACCAATGGCTCTGATAAATTACATATCTCTGCTACTGGTTTAGTTACTGCTACAGCAGGACAAGTTCTATCTATGTATGTTGGTGGAGATGGTACTTCATCTTCTACAGCAATTACAGTGATTGAAGCAGGTTTATCTGCAATAAAACTATAGGAAACAATCATGGCTAAAATGACACTACTCGAAATGGTTCAAGATATCTTATCTGATATGGACTCAGATGAGGTCAATTCTATCAATGATAGCACAGAATCACTTCAAGTAGCACAAATTATTAAATCAACTTATTATAATATTGTAGATGGTAAAGACTACCCATTCTTTAAAGAACTATTCCAACTAGACTCAAATGGTACTGTAGCTCGCCCTACACACATGAGACTACCTGAAACAATCATTGATCTTGAATGGATTAAATATGATTGTATTAAAGATGGTGAGACTCGTAATAGATATACAAAGATTATCTATAAGACTCCAGAAGAGTTTCTTGAAATTGTAGATAAACGAGTAAGTACTGCTTCTAATATTCAAGTTGTAACTGATTCTACAGGTATTAAACTTAATATCTATAATGACAAAGCTCCAACTTACTTTACATCTTTTGATGATGACTATCTAGTATTTGATGCTTTTGATAGTGATGTAGACTCTACTCTACAAAATAGTAAGACACAGTGTCATGGTAAACGATCAGTGACATTTACTTTATCTGATTCATTTATTCCAGATATCCCAGTTCAAATGTTTAGTTATCTTTTAAATGATGCTAAGTCAGCTTGCTTTGTGACTTTAAAACAAATGGCTAATCCAAAAGTAGAACAACAAGCAGTATCTCAAAAAAGAAGAATGAGCCAAGAAGCTTGGAGAATCTCTAACGGTATCTCTTATCCTAACTATGGAAGGAAACAAAATGCTAACAAGTAATACACCAGCATTTATTAATGCACAACAATATGGTAAGAAATCTAAAAAGAAAGTAACTACTAAAAAAGTTAAAAAAACATCTAAAAAGTTAGGAAAATAATATGTCTACTATGCCTATGCAAAAGAAAAAGAAGTTACCTCCAGGTAGTATTATGCCTGATACAGATGATGTTCCTATTTCTGAGATTCAAAGAGTTATGGACATGCAACAAGGAAATTTAGTAAAGAAAGCTATTGAACAAGGTAGATTTATATCACCAGCAGATGCTGCTAAAAACTCTATGACTATCACTGAAAAGATGCTTCAGGATGAACTTAAAAGAAGAGAATTACTTAAAGGAAAAAAATGAGAGTACTAAAAAGTTATCAAACAACTGGTGGAAAAGAAATACAAGTATTCATTGATCCAAAGACAGCACACTGCAAGATTCAGTTTGTTCCTGGTGGTGAATTACCACAAGAATTAGCTGGTCTTTATACATCTGCTGCTATGGCAGATATTGCTGTTAATGCTTATCTTTTAAGATCTGCAGATACGAAAGCTAAAAAAGAAGAAAAAGTAGCCTTTATACCTAAGGAAGACTAATGGCAGCCTTAACTGAGAAGGTCTATAGATCGTTTATAAAGGGTCTAATTACTGAGGCTAATCCTCTAACATTCCCTGAAAATGCTTCTATTGATGAAAGTAATTTTGTACTGAATAGAGATGGTTCTAGATCAAGACGACTTGGTATTGACTATGAAGACAACTATGCTCTAACAGCTACAGGATTTACTGCTGCTCAGTTAGCAACAAGTAGACAATCTTTCCATAGATGGGATACACCAAGTGGTGATACTACTGTATCTATTGGTGTTGTTCGTATTAATGATAAACTTTGGTTCGTAGATCTTCTTACCAATACCCCTAGTGCTAATTTACTTAATGGTGGAAGTTCAATCACACTCGCTGGATTATCTAGTGCTGAGATTGAAACTACTGTCATTAACAATAAATTAATTATTGTATCTAAAGAATTACCAAAACCTGTTGTTTTAACTTATAATAGTTCTACAGATGTT